CATGAAGATCTTGTAACTAGCGGCGTTCTTCAGGATGGTGATGGTCTTAAGATTTCTTATGTAGACGAAAATGAATCAGATTATTTTGATACAAATTGGTTTAACGCGCTTGAGGCGCTTGAGGCTGCGGATGCTCAAATCATCGTACCTCTTCCAACTCAGGCTATTTCTTCAATCTTTAGAGCAACAGTTAATCACTGTGAGAACATGAGTTCTGTTGCAAACAGGATGGAGAGGGTGGCATTTATCGGAGCGCAAATGGGGGTTTCAGCCGCTGCTTTAATCGGAACAGAAGAGGTTGCGGTCGAAGATATCGGAATTCTTGAAGGAATTCAGGGAGATGATCCAGAAGAGGTTCTTGATGATAATGTGGAAGACCTTGTAAACTTCAAGCTAAGTGATAACTATACGAGCAACAGATGTGTTTATATGTTCCCAGATACGATTGTTAGAAATGTAAATGGAACAAATGTTAATCTACACGGGTTTTATATGGCCGCAGCAGCTTCTGGGTGGCTATCGGCAAGACAGAATGTAGCTCTTCCGTTAACATACAAGACATTATCTGGATTTGCATTAACCAGAGACAAGATTTTTAGACCTGTCATTTTAAATGGCCTTGGTAACGTCGGCGCAACAGTTGTTGAGCCAGTAACCGGAGGCGGAAAGGTTTTGGCAGGCAGAACAACAAGTCAATCAGGAATTGTTGAGGATGAAGAAATCTCTATTATCTTCATTAGAGACACCGTTAAACGAGTTTTGAGAAACTCTCTTAAGGGATTTATAGGCGGAGTACAAAGCGGAGATACAAACAACCTTGTTGGAGCTAGGGTTAGTTCGATTATGTCGGCACTAATTGCTCAAGGGTTGGTCACTCAGTATAAGAATGTTAGGGTTGAACAAGATAAGGTTGACCCAAGACAGATTAACGTATTTTTACAGTTCTCTCCAGCTTATCCTATAAATTACATCTTTATAGATATAGAAGTTGGGGTCATATAATAGGAGAAAATAATGGCAGATTATCCAAATACATCAACTTTATTTGATAGCGCTACAATTACAGGCGCAAAGACTAGAACCGGTCTATCAACGCAGGTTATTGTTTATGTCAATGGCGAGCCAGTCGGCGCGATCCAGTCTTTTCAAGAAACTCAGTCAAGATCTAACAAGCCTATTTCGGAAGTTGGAACTGATGGCATAATAGAGTTAGTTCCTCAGTCTCCGGCAAAGTTCTCTTTGCAGGTTAACAGAATTGTATTTGATGGCTTATCTTTGCCTGAATCTTTTGCCAGAGGCTTTAAGAATATTCATGCTCAAAGAATGCCGTTTGATATAGTGGTTATTGATAAGTTTACAGGAGACGGTGATGATGCGGTTATAACGACTTATCATAATTGCTGGTTCAATAATTTATCAAAGACTTATCAAACTTCTGATTATACTATTGCAGAATCTGCTGGTATTGATTGTGAATTCATATCTTCCAAGCGAGCACACGAGCCGGTTGCAAACAGCCAAGGCGTGGGTGGCAGCAGAGAGGTCGATGCCTCCAAGATCGATGTGGATGCAGTTGAGCAGGCTGCGGATATGGGCGACCGCAGAGGTCCCTTGGACTTCCCGGGTCTTATTTCGGCAGCTTATAGTTGATATACAAAAATTAAATTAAATTATAAAGACACCATCTTTTTAAAAGATGGTGTTTTTTGTTTATATAAAGTAAAATAATATAGCATTTTTAGTATAACTAAAGAAAGGAGACTCAATGCCAAAGAGAACCGCCACGATTAGTCGTTCTAATGATACAAGTAATGAAGAAGATAGCTTAGAAGAGATCGAGCCCGTTGTAGACGACAATCGTAAAGAAGAAACAAATGAAACAATGCTCGGTCTAGATGATTTGAAAAATTTAATTTTTTTAGGAAAGATAAATGAGGTTGTGGATATAGTTGGATATAAATTTGTTATAACCACATTATCTACAAAGCAGCAAAAGGAAATTATGCAAACAGTGATGCAATTTGATCAGATAGATAGATTGCTAGACATAAAGCCTGTTACTGTTTCTTATGTTATTGAGTCGGTAAATGGAGTTCCTTTAGAAGATCTTTGTGCAAATGAAGAGTTAGAGGGCGTTGCAGAGAGAAGGTTGGATGTTGTTCTTAACATGCAGTCAGTTGTTGTTGAAAGAGTATATCAAATATACGAAAAGCTTGTAGCAGCCTCTAGTGAAGAGATTGGTTTAGAAGATTTAAAAGTATAACCGAGGAGCCAATCAGCAGGCTCCGCTGGGCTCTATGCAAGACATGGAGTTGCACTTCTGACGATGAGCGTTTCGAGAATATCAGCGAAGCTCAATGGCTTTGGTACGCCCAAATGTTGCAAGAAGATGAAAAAAACAAATATGAATATAATCTAGATCTTGCTGAATATTTGGCTTCGTTCTGGAATTCTGAAGCTGTGCAAAAAATTAGAAATATTAGAGATTCTAAGGATGATGACAGATTTGCTTCAGATGAAGAATTCGAAAGACAAATACTTCAAGAAGAATTTAGAAAGAATGATGAATTGGTTAAGTCTATTCGGGGTAAGTATAAAAATACTAATTTACAAGGTAATACTGGAGACAAGCCTAGAGACGCTAGGAGTACGAGGATGCCGAAAGATATGTCTAGATTATTTAATATAACAAAGGATAAATAAAGCAAAATGTCCGTTCAAGATGAGGTTGCACAGCTCCGTGCTGAGGTCGAGGCGTACCGTAAGGCTGCGAAAGAGGCCAAGGATACTACAGAGGGGTTTAATAGTTCTGTAAAGAGTATTTTTGAACTTGGCTCGTCAGTTGGTGGCAGTAAGGTCGGCGGTATGACTCCAGCCTTTGAGGAGGCTGCAGAGGCAATCAGCGGCATGACAGACGCAGGCTCTAAATCTCTTAGCTTTCTTGGAACTCTTGCTTCAAAAATTCCAGGGGTTGGTAGCGCGGCAAATGCTATGTTTCAAGCCATGTCGGTTGGCACGAGCATTCTTGGCGAGCTTGGAGAAGGTGCTGTTGAATCTGCTAAGTTATTGGCAGAAACTTTTGACGGGCCCTCCAGAGCGTTAAGAGAATATGATAAAGGCATTTTTGACTTAGGAAAGCAGTTTGGAAGCACAATTGGCGAAGCAGAAAGATTTGCAGATGGTTTAAGGACAGAGACGGCAAGTCAATTTGCACAATCTATGTATCTTACAAAAGATGCCATGACAGGGTTTGTTGAGGCGACTAAAAATACCAGCTTATCATTAGATCAGTTAAATCAAAGTGTTGATACGGGAATTGGGTCAACAAAGCTCTATGCTGTTGCTGCAGCTCAAGCTGCTGCCATGGGCGTATCTGTATCCGAGGGTGCTGAATATTTCAATACAGCTATGAACAAGCAGGGAAAAAGCGCCCAAGAAGCTGCAGAGATGATCGGCGGATTTAGTGCAGTTGCAAAAGAAACAGGATTAAGAGCATCAACTGTTGCGTCTACATTGAATAGCGCAGTACAAGGGTTCGAAAAGCTTGGAATGTCAGCAGATTTTGGAAGACCAATATTAGAAGGGTTTGGACGAACAATGCAAGATATGGGGCTTGGAATTGAAAATGCTGTTGATTTAACGCGGACTTTGACTAGTGCATTGGCAGATTTAACAACGAATTATGCAAATGCTTATCTTGTATTTCAAAGAGGTGGATTAGATATCGGCGGCGGTGGCGGATCAGGAGTGCTGGGAGCATCAATCGGAATGCAGGCGGCCATGCTGGAGGCTGAACAGACTGGAGAACAATCAGATATAGGGGCTCAATTGGCAATGGGGATGAAAGATACCCTTGCTTCGTTTACAGGGGGAGATATCGTAACTGTTCAGCAGGCAGCTGAGTCTCCAGAGCTTCAGAATCAGTTTTATATACAGCAGCAGATGTTAAAAAATCAATTTGGAGTTGGTGATGATAAGTCAGCAACTCGTGTTTTGGACATGCTTTCAAGATTAGATGATGCAACTAGATCTGGAGATGTGGATACCAAGGCAGAATTAGAAAAACAATTAAAGAATGAGATGGAAGGAAGAGATAAAACCCTTGATGAATGGGAAAAGGCAAATCAACAGCTTGCAATTCAATCTAATTTGTTAGCAGTTTTGGCAAGACCGGCTTTGGAAGGAATGAGAGGCGTGGCTGCGGCAGGCAGAAGAACGTTACCGGGAGGTATTCAGGCGGGTGGAGAGGCTATTCGGGGAAGAATAGGAGCCGCCGGATCAGGCGGCCTTCAGGATAGTCTGCTTAGCGCATTAGACAGTCTTGGCCTGGAGGGAGATAGCTCTATAAGTCAAATTTTATCTGCACCAGGAGGCGGGGCCAATGCTCCTCGCGCTACCCGAGGGGATGTTGGAACGTTAACGCGAGCCGCGACAATGGAGGGCCCGGCCGATAATGCCGGCATCGTTGAGGCTGCTACTAATTTGAGCGGTAATCTTGATAATTTTAATTTAAATATGAATGAATT